AAATTCTTTCTGTCCAAGGGAAAAATTCTTTCTATCCGGATGGAAAAATTCTTTCCTCTAATAATACTAAGTTTAACTATACTAATAATATCAATACTAAAAGAGCTAATAATAATAGCAAGGCGCCAGTTCCAAAAGAGTTTTATTACGACTGGATGAAAGAGGATGGAGAATAAAAAAGGAGTTTTGAAAATGAATAAAATTGTAAATCATACAGAATCACACATAAAAGGAGATAACATCATGGTTCCTAACAAGGATATATTAAATCCTGATTTAGATTTAGAGGAATTAGGAACCTTCTTAACTTTGTTTGCGTTTATTGATGAAGGATACTTTACTGATGGTGAATTATTTAATTGTTTCAAAGATCCGAAAGAACAAGTTAAAAAAGTATTTGATAGGTTAATCGTCAAAGGTTATTTAGAAATAATCGAACATGAAGGTGTTACTGAATATCATATTTACGGGAAAGATACGGTTAATTAAAATCTAAGTTTTAAAAAAACTGTAATTAAATCGAATTGCCATTTTTTGTTATATATTGTATAATTTTATCAATCGTTATAAAAAATAACAATTTGAACGAATGTTTGTTTTTTGAATGGTTATGTTTTATCGCTATTCTAGGGATTGATGAAAAAATAAAAGGGTGAGTCGTTCGTGAGAGAAAAAATTCTAAACGTCATTAATCAAATCGATGATGAGGTTAAACTAACAACAATTTACAAATTTATTTTAGGATTAATAAAAAAGGCTGAGAAATAATTCTCGGCCTTTTTTTATTTTGCAATTCGTTCAACTAACCCTTCGATAAATTTCCATCCATCATCATCTAAATTCAACATCGCTTTAATAATTTTCGCTCTTGTCGATGACTCATCGTTATTAGAAATGAACATTCCCATAAGATATGCCAGTTCATCGATTTCCGGTTCCGGCTTATACATTTCCCCTGTTCCGAATCTCAACCATTCCTCGTTGACATTGTATTTTTCACAAATATCTTTTACTGATCGGTCGGGGATGGTTACTGTACCCGATTCATAATAACTCAACTGGCTTCTTGAAATGTTTATTTTATCAGCAAAGGCTTGTTGAGTTCGTTGTTCCTTATTAGGCTGGCTTTTTCGAATCTTTCTAATTCTCGTGTGCATTATAACCACTCCTTCGATATATATAATACACTATTATATGTGGGTTAGCCACAAAATATTCAAACTTTTTTTTAAGAAAATGTGGACATACCACAAAAAATAGTGTAGAATTCTATTTGTCGGTGGGAATTCCACAAAACAGACAAAAAACAGAGGTGAAGAGATGACGATTGAAGAAAAGGCTCAAATCGTGTCGAAGATATTCGCGGCATTGGATATCGTGCCGAAAGAGCAAAAAGATCAATTAACCGGAATCATTATTGGATATTCGATGGCTAGTCAATTTAAAGAAACTAAGGGGGCTTAGAAATGGGATGGATGGATTTATCGCTTGTGGCTTATGAAAGTATCCATGAGTCAATAACAGGGTTTAAAATCTATCGCCAACATCAACAAGTGGGGACAATTGAAAAACGAAATGGCGAATGGATCGCAGCATTTATGACAGGATTTAAGGTTGTAACGTTTCAGCATGAATCATTTGAGTTTTGTATTAACAAATTATCGAAATTAATTTAGGGGGATTTAAAATGGGAGGTTTAACGATACTAGCATTGTTAATTTTGTTTGTTGCATTTCACAGAGCATTTGAGGTGGCGTTTGTGTTGCTTTGCAGAATGTTACCAAAACGTCAACGAGTTATGTTTTACAACTGGTTATGCGCAAATGTCTTTATCGACGAGGGGGAAGGATTATGCAAGTAAAAGATTTACCGATGATCGGGTACATTGAAAAGACAATCAACGATGTAGTTGCAGACGAAATCGAAAAGGGATTATTGAACGAAGAATCACCAAAAATTATTAAGTTACCTATCGATGAATTGCTAGGGGATACGATAATCGCATTTTTAGACGCTCTAAGCCTTTCTAGTTACATTCTTGAAAAAGATATCGAGGGAGAGTTTTTGACGCTTCAAATCGACGAAAAACGATGTTTAAACGAATATCAGAAACAAATATCGGAGTGGAAGTCTGAAAGAGATGAGTTAGTAAGGGAATATTTCACGAATAAAGGGGTGAAGTGATGAACTTTAGTTTTGATGGGGATTTTGCTAAAGAGCATGGAGTTAATGAAGCTATCATGTATCAGTATTTCAGTTATTGGATAGCTAAAAACAAAGCGAATGACAAACATTTTTACGATGGATACACATGGACTTATAACTCTCAAAAAGCATTAACTGAATTATTTCCGTTTTGGAATAGAGCCAAAATACAAAGAATTATTTCATCTTTAGAAAATCAAGGATTGTTAATAAAAGGGAATTATAACCAGTTAGCTTATGACAGAACAACGTGGTATGCCTTGCCTAAATTTGAGCAAAGTGTGGTTCAAAATCAAACAGTTAATTGTTCAGATTTAAACAATGAGCGGTTTAAAAATGAACAACCTATACCAATTAACTATCAGTTAACTAAGCAATTAACTAACAAAGATATAAAAGATATTGTCGAGCATAGCCCGACTGAGTCTGTTCCTTACCAGGAAGTAGTTGAATACCTAAACCAAAAAACAGGCAAAAACTTCAAACATACATCTAAAGTTACTCAACGTCATATCAGAGCAAGACTTGCAGAAGGATTTACAATAAGTGATTTTAAGCAAGTGATTGATAAAAAATGCAGTGACTGGTTACGAGATCAAAAGATGAAAGAATATCTAAGACCGGAAACTTTATTCGGGACAAAGTTTGAAAGCTACTTAAATTCAAAAACAACAACGGCTAAACAAACGGGACCATACATTGATTCATGTGGCTTAAAGGTTTTATAGGAGGGAAAAATGAAAAGTTTATCTCAACTAGCTTTAAAACTGTCTAAAGAAATCGATTGGGATTCTAAACTTACAGATAATTATGACGCAGGAGAAAAGACAAACACTCAGCAATTAGTTGAGTTGGATAACCAACGTAAAGGCAATTTAAAAGACTTCGATTGTGATCTATGCCTAAATAGAGGTTTTATCACTTACTATGACAAAGATAACGACACATCATATATCGATGATTGTGAGTGCATGAAAGTCCGTAAATCTAAAAAAAATGCCGAAGAAAGCGGCATGAAAGAATTATTAAGCCATAAATTGCGGTTTTTTGACGCTGTAGAGCCGTTCCAAATCGAGATGAAGGAAAAGGCTAAGGATTATATTTTGAACGCTCAGAAGTCAAAAGAATGGTTTTTAGCGCTAGGCCAGAGTGGATGCGGTAAGACGCATATCTGTTCTTCCATCTGTAATGAACGAATGACGCACTATGACGAAGATAAAAAAAGATATGTTCAAGTTAAATACATGATTTGGAATGACTTCGTAGATAAGTTGAAACAAATGAGTTTTGATTCAGAACGTGATAATTACTTCAACGACTATTCAAAATCAGAAGTTTTATACATTGATGACTTCCTAAAAGGGAAATTCACGGATGCAGACTTAAATTATGCTTTCAGATTAATCAATTATCGTTACAACAATGATTTAGTGACTATCATATCATCTGAATTGTTAATCAGTGAGTTACGACAAATCGATGAAGCAATAGCTGGACGTATGAAACAAAAAGCGACCAATCGCTTTATGGTGCAAATCGGTCGCAATGAAGAGAGAAATTATAGATTTAAAGATGAGGTGGTTTTATGACAAACGGGGAAACGGCTTTATTCAAAATTGGTATTCATCCAAGCGGAGTAATGGCTAAACGTGTGGTCGGGTTTATCGATTTTTGGACTTCAAGTGATTTAGAGTTTGATGCAGCGTTCTTACGCTACTGTCGAAAAAATGAAATTGAGTTAAAAACATTGATCGTTGACATTATTGCGATAAAACAAAAAGCCATCAGCAATAATGAGATGCTGCAACATCTCTTTAAGCCGATGACTTACGTCGAATTTATTACGGTTCTTGCTCACATGGGGGTTAACTAAGGCGCTGCAACGCTTTAGTTAAACAATAACGTAAATATTTTACACGTTTATTATACGCAAGTCGAGAGTTAAATATTCATAAAAACAAAAATTAGGAGAAAAAAACAATGAAGAACGTGGTTAAACAAATGTTGTTGGATTTAGGTGTGAACCCGGCTAATAAAGGTTTTAACGAATTGGCAAAAGCGATTTTAATGGTCGTTGATAAGGGTGAGCCTATGATGATGAAAGAAATTTATCAATCGATTTATCCGGAAGGTGAAGTTAAATATTGCAGCTTTGATCGAAACTGTCGATGGGCGATCGAGAACACTTATTTGGCTGATACGGATATATATAAACATCTATTTGGGCAAACAGAAAAATGCCCTAGCCTTAAATTTTTTATTCATGCGGTTGCGACAGAAATTCAAATAGATTTCGGAGGGGATAAATAATGAGCAAACCAACATTAAGCCAAGTTGTAGAGTTGAATAAAATGCGTGATGAGTTTCTATATGTTTGGAAAGACGGCAAATGCTACTGCATCGAAAATGATTATGTTGTTAAAAATTTCGGGGATGTTGAAGTTTATGACTTAACCATCCACTTAATGGGAACGCAGAAAAAAGATGGGAAAGTATTTGTCCCTAAATTCGAAGTGATTTTGTAGGAGGTAGAGAGTATGAACAATATTTACAGTAAAATGCAAAAAGCACGTTGTGAGTTTCAAGAAAAACCGTTGAAGAAATCGGGACATAACAAATTCGCTGGTTATCATTATTTCGAATTAGGTGATTTCTTGCCAACGATCAACAGTTTATTAGAAAAATATAATCTTTGTAGCAACATCAGCTTTGATAACGACATGGCAACATTAACAATCGTCAACGCTGAGAATACAGATGAGAAATTAGTTTTCACTTCTCCAATGAGTGAAGCAAATCTCAAAAGTTGCCACGCGGTTCAAAACCTAGGAGCGGTACAAACTTATTTACGACGTTATTTGTGGGTTAATGCTTTTGAGATTGTAGAGTCTGATGGATTAGACGCAACGACCGGAAAAGATGATAAACCAAGCAAGACGAAAGCCAATGTCAATGCCGCTAAGATCATGAAATTAATCGAAACAAAATACGTTAATGAAGTTGCGGTGCAACAACACGTCAAAACTGCTTACGGCGTGGACGCTTACGACAAGTTGAGCGATAAACAAGCCAAAGAATTGATTGAAATGCTAAGCCAAAAGCCTGATAAAAATGCTTAAAGCTATATTTTGGGATTATCAAGAGGATTCAAGAGGGGCGTGGCTTAAATGCCACATCCCTAATGAGTTAATTGACGAGAGGTTTTTAGCGGATGTGATGTACGGGGAAATTAGAGTTGACGATGGTAGAAGGATATCGAGCGATCAACGTAAGAAGATTTATGCGTTATGTAGAGATATTAGCGACTATACGGGGCATGATGTTGAGGATTTAAAAGAGAATGTCCTAAAAGTAGGATTCATGATTAAAGAAGATAGAGAGTATTTTAGTTTGTCAAATGTAGACATGACGACCGCGAGATATTTTATCGAATATATTTTGGAGTTTTGCTTCGAATGGGATATCCCGTTAAACGCAAATACAGTCGATTTGGCACGAGAAATAAACAATTACCTATATTTATGCCTAGTCCACCGTAAATGCGCTGTATGTGGCAAAAAACACGCTCATATTCATCATGTCGATGCGGTTGGAAGTGGTAGAAATCGAAATGAAGTGGATCATACAAAATTAAGGTTAATCGCATTGTGTGCCGAACATCACCAGGAAACGCACACGATAGGTTGGCAGACATTTAACGCTAAATATAAAGTCGATGGTATCAAAGTGAATGAAAAAACAATAAGAAAGCTGGGGATTTAATGGTATTTCGTAAGTGTAAAGATTGCACTGAGAGACGTTTTAATTGCCATAGTTATTGCGAACCTTACTTAGCATACAGAGAAAAGATGAAGAAAGTTTATGAACTTAGAAGATTGAATTTTGATGCAGATATAGGTCCAGAGATTTATTTAAAAACTAGGGATAGGAGATGCGAGCGGAGATGAATAATTTAATTTATGTGAAGTATGACACTGACCATTTCACGCGAATAAGCCAAGAAGGGGAACTCTATGCGCTGAATAGGGATCAGTTAGAGTTGATAACAAGTATTTTAGAAGATAAGAACATCCCATACTATACATCTAAAGTTGAATTTTGCACAAAGATTAAGTGGGATAAAAATGCGGACAAATCCCTGGAAGAGTACGAGGGACTAATAATTAGAAACCGAAAAAAAAGCCAAGAAGATATCATAATGGATATCAAGAACGACAACCAAAAAGGGACAATCGATAACTTCTTAAGGACTAACGGGATTACGCTTGATCCGTTTTGCAAATTATTCGGCGTTAGAAGTAATACTTACAACCTTTGGAAAGAAAAGAAAAAAATTCCGGCTTGGTTCAAGGAAATAGCTATCGATTTAGGGTTTGATGTTAGTGAATTTGATGTGTTCAATAAGGCTAGAACAGACGCGAGTAAAGTTCATCCAAAAATTTTAGAACTGGTGGTGGGGAAAGATGAGAGAGTTTAAAATCCCTGGCAAGGCACAAGCCAAACAAAGACCTAGAATGGGCAGGTCGGGCATTGTATACACACCAAAAGAGACGTTGGTTTACGAGAATTACGTTAAAATGTGTTATTCAGATTACGCCAAACAATTTGGATGGTTGCCCTATGAAAATCAAGTCAGAGCCGAAATTGAAGTGTTAGTCGCGGTTCCTAAGTCTGACAGTAAGACGAAGAAAAAAGCTAAGATCGAAGGAATGATAAGACCGACGGTTAAACCGGATTGCGATAATTTAGCAAAGTCCATTTTAGATTCATTGAATGGATTAGCTTACCAAGATGACAAGCAAGTGGTTGAATTGAGTATTAAAAAATATTATGCAGAAAATGCAGAAGTGAGAGTCAGATTAACGGAGGTATAAAAATGAACAATGTAACATTAATCGGGAATATCAGTACAGATTTAGAGTTAAAACAAACAACGGGCGGTAAAGCGGTGTGCCAATTTAATTTAGCGGTCAATGGATACGGGGATAAAACGGACTTTATTCCGGTGCAAGTTTGGAATAAACAAGCTGAAAATCTAGTTAAGTTCCAACAAAAGGGTAGCAAAATTGGCGTTGTCGGGCGCATCTCGGTTGAAAATTACGAAGTTGATGGACAAAAAAGAACTTTTACTAAGGTTGTAGCGCATGAAGTTGAGTTTTTAGGTTCAAAGCAACAAGAACGAACGGTGGCAGAAGTGCGATATGAGAAAAAACAACAAGATCCAGGGAGTTACTGGATGAATGGTGGGGATTTTAGTTCAAATATTAACATTAGTGACGAAATGTTACCATTTTAATTGATTAAAGGGAGAGAGCGAAGATGAAGAAAGGGTTTGAAGTATTTAAAGATGGTGTCAACTTAAGAGAGCGCAAAGTTAAACGTGGTTATTTACGACAAGAGGAAATGAACCAAATCATTATGTTAGCGTCTGTTCATCAATTATTGATGGGGACTCGCTCCCTACATGGGGTTGGTGATAAAGAGCCGGCGTGGCTTAAATTTGAAAAGAGCGGAATTATCACAAAAGAGCAAATCAAGTATTTAAAAATGGCGACGACATACCAACGCAAATTCTTAGATAGCTTTATCGAGGAAAATCTAGATCGCAAAACAAAGGAAGTTATAGCCAAACGCATCGCAAAATGGGAATTACGCGTCGCGGATGATTATCAAATCAAAAAATTAGAGAAGATGTTATCGAAATGCGGTGAGCGTACATTGACGCTAGGCGAGTTTCATTCACTAATCGATGGTAAGTTATACGCTGAGTGTAAAGGTTGTACTAAAAACCGTAATGAATGTAAGTTGCGAGATTTTTACGAAGCTAATTTTGTGCCACCGGTTGATGATTTAGGGAAGATTGAAAGTGGCGAAGTGGCTTGTAATTGTGAATATAGCTATTAAAGGGGGATAAGTCGATGACGGTTGAGGAATATTTGAAAAAACACAATATGAAGCAAAGAGAGTTATCGAGACTTTCGGGGGTATCGCCAAACGCTATTTCTAAATTAGCGAAGGGTGAAGGTAGATTCGGTGTCCAAACGGCTAACAAGTTAGCTAAATTAGGAATTTCAATTCCTAAAGAAATGGTGTTAACGCCATCTGAAAAAGGGAAAATGGGCGGAGAAAAAGCAAAACTTCTCAGAGAATCAAAAGAACTTGAAACGGAGATCGCGGCAACTAAGCAAAAAGTGAAATTAAAAAGATTCCAAGTTGTCGCTATGAAAAAATTCGGAAATACGATTGTGTCAAAGAAATTTAAAGCTGACGGAATTATTGATGAGTTTGCTAGGTTAGGGATGAAAGTTGAACTTAAAGATTTCAAAGACAAAACTTACTACGGTTGGAATACGCACTACATCGTTCAATTAGTAGATTAGAATAGTTATTTTAAATGGGGGATAGATATGCCGTTAAATGCAATTGAGGCTTTGCGAACTTACAAATGTAAAAAAGAACAATTAGCAATGATTGAGTCACAATTGGAGTATTTAGAAAAACCTAAAATTAAAGCTAAGGTGATTACGGACGATATTCCAGGACCACGAATGAGCCTAGAGGAACAATACGAAAGATTGATGTTAAAAAAAGACCGATTAAAAGTGAAATGGTTGTCGGTTAGGTTGGAAGTCGCTGCAATCGAAAGAGCCTTATCATTAATGCAACAATATATGCCGGCTGAAACTAATGCTTTAAAAATGCGATATTTAGAATTGAAAAGTGTTGAGTTTGTCGCAGAAGAGTTGGGATTTTGCGATCGCGAGATTAAACGTAAAGTAAAAAAAGGTCGCGAAGAATTAGAAAGATTATTGAATGAAGTTTTTGAATAGGAGGAATGAAAATGAACAAATTAATGAAATTATCGATGGTGGCTGCCCTAACTTTAGGGTTAGTCGCTTGTGCTAAAGCGGAAGAATCAGAAGAAAAAGGAATTAAAGTTGGAATGGTAACAGACGCTGGGACGATTGATGATAAATCATTTAATCAAGGAACTTGGGAAGGTGTGTTGAAGTACAAAGGCCATAATCCGAACGCAGAGGTTCAGTATCTAATGCCAACGGGTGAGACAACGCAAGATTATTTAGAAGCGATTGATAATTTAGCAATGACTGGTGTAGAAGTGATGGTATTACCAGGATTTAAGTTTGAAGAAGCACTTGGAGTAGCACAAGAGAAACATCCGGAGATCAAATTTGTTGCAATTGATGCCGAACCACTTGTAGGCGTTGATGATCACGGGAACCCTAAGTATGAAGTTGCAGATAATACAATTTCGATTTTCTTTGCTGAACAACAAGCATCATTTTTAGCTGGGGTTGCGACAGCGTTAGAGACTCAAACAAATAAAGTCGCATTCTTAGGTGGAATGGAAATCCCAGCGGTTCAAAAACTGGGTTGGGGATTCGTCGCTGGGATTGCGTACGCTAACAATCACTTAGGAACAAATGTAGAAGTGACGGATTATATTTATCAAGGGACGTTTACGGATTTAGATGCCGGGAAAGCTATCGCTGCCGGAATGTATGACAAAGGTGTTGATGTTGTATTTGCTGCTGCTGGTGGTGTTGGTGTCGGTGCAATTAATGAAACTAAGACAAGAGCGGAAGCAGGTAGCGAAGTCTTTATTGTCGGTGTCGATGTAGATCAATACAACGAAGGGTTGTTGACTAACGGTAAATCAGTGATATTAACTAGCGCTATGAAATATCTAGGGCAAGCAGCTTACGAACAAATTAACGCCTATGCTAATGGTGAATTTGAAGGTGGACGTACGATTTTAATGGACGTTAATGCGAATGGTGTTGGACTTCCGAGGGTTAATCCTAACTTATCAGATGAAACGATTAAGCAAGTAAATGAAGCTGCAGAAATGATTAAAACAGGAGAGGTTGAAGTTCCTAACACAAAAGATGGTTTAATCTCATTCTTAGATCAAATGAATTGTGATTTTGGAAGTTTAGGTTATTAAAGGGGCGAGAAGATGAATGTACTGAGTTTATTTGATGGGATATCGTGCGGTAGATTAGCGTTAGATAAAGCAGGGAAGAGTGTTGGTTGTTATTTTGCCAGCGAGATTGAACAATCTGCGATCGAAATTTCTCAGAGGAATTATCCGGATATAGTTCAACTAGGAGATGTGACAGAAATTGATGAAGTTAAGTTGCAGAAGTTGCCCAAGATAGATTTACTGTTGGGCGGTTCTCCTTGCCAGGGGTTTAGCAGGAATGGGAAAATGCTTAATTTTGACGATGCTAGAAGCCGCTTGTTCTTCGATTATGTTCGGATTTTAGAATGGATAAGAAAAAACAATAACAAAGATGTAAAATTCATCCTGGAAAATGTTCACATGAAAAAAGAACATGAAGATGTAATAACGGAATATTTAGGGGTGTCACCGTTAGATATAAACAGTAAATTAGTTTCGGCGCAGAATAGACCACGACTTTATTGGACTAACATTGAAGTTGAGGTGCCTAACGATAAAGAAATTAATTTAATCGATATATTAGATGATGCAGATACATCTGACTTCGTTTGTAAGGATGGTTTGTTGTTTGATAAAAAACTACCTTTGAATGCAATGGCTTTAGTTGATGTCGTTGATGGTGAGGTTAGAGTAAAGCAAGCAACCAAGAAGGGTTATATCGTGGCTGAGAGTGGCGATGGTGTTAATTTGTCATTCCCGACTTCCAAAACTAGGCGAGGTCGTGTTATTAAAGGAAAATCTAACACATTAGACAGAAGCTGCGAAGCGAGTGTTTATTGCAACGGCGTAATAAGAAGGCTAACGATCAATGAGTTAGAAAAGCTCCAAACGTTGCCAGTTGGTTATACAGACGGTGTCAGCGAAAGACAACGAATGAGCGCAATAGGAAATGGGTGGACTGTTGATGTAATCGCGCACATTTTAGAGAATATGGTTTGTTAAAAATATAGTTTTAAGAGGTGATTAAATGGACAAGAAAACACTTGAGTGGCTAAAGGATAATACACATATATTGAAAATCCAAAAGTCAAACATTGACAGAAGTAGAGAAACTTTGTTTGCCGATAAAAGTGACGAATGGATGGATGGTTATAAAAATGGTTGTCAGTCTATTATTAATCAGTTCACCAAAATAATTAACAGAGTTGAGGAAAAGAATAAAAATAATTAGTATTTAAATTGATGTTTTAAGAGGGAGGGATAATGTGAAACATATAAAAAATGCAGTTTGGTTTATCAGAGAAAGCAAAAAGTTTACTGGATACGGATATTTTAGAATGTTATTTAAAGAAAATTTAATTAAAAAAACAATTTGGTTTATCAAAGAAATGAATGAGTGTTGTTAAAATACAAATTTTAAGAGGGGCATGAATAATGTCCCTTTTTTGTCACTTTTGTCGATGAAATATATGCTATTATATTAATGTGTCCGATATGACGTCGGACGTGGTTGTTATTTAAGTATATGGCATCGAATAATCTCAAACCTTTATCTGTGTGACATAACTCAAGAGTTGGGTTATCTCCATTGTGTCTATGAGCGAGGGCGTGACGAACCCTCATACGCCACTAAGAGTAATAGTCGGTGCAACTCCGGCAAGTGGCTAACATACTACTATAAGTTCTTGATTATCAACGCGGTCTGTAGTAAACGAAGCATTATTTTCCTCAAACAGCTAATATTATCCAAGAGGGCGGTTAAGAGCCGTCCCAACACGCTCGACCAGGTTGGCGTTATTCCCTAAGCGGTAGGTTCGAGTCCTACTAGAGCAGAGTGAGCAGAACATAACATAATAATCTCCTTGTGAGTAATAAATTTAACTTTACTTTGTCTTTAAGTCTCTCAAATGCCATGCTACGGCGTGGCAATATGCAAGTGTAGCTTATGTTAGTAAAGCAGAGGGTGAAGTTGGTGCAAATCCAACCACTTGCTAGTCTCCTTACATTCGTATTTAGTGTGTTTATGTAAAGTTGGTTTAATTCATAGTTGAATGATTCCTTTTCTAATTATTTTTTAATTTTATTTTCTACTTTTTTCTTTCTTTCAGTCATTCCCTTTCGGAATGGCTTTTTATTTTGTATCAAGGTGGTGATAGTCATGGCGAAGTCTAAATACGAGACTCATGTTAAAGATAAGTTAATATTAGTTGAAGGTTGGGCGCGTGATGGCTTAACCGAGGAACAGATAGCGCATAACTTAGGGATTTCATATTCAACGCTTAAAGAGTACAAAAACAAACATTCGGCTTTATTGACTGCCCTAAAAAGAGGAAAAGAAGTGGTCGATTACGAAGTTGAAAATGCACTTTATAAAGCAGCAATCAACGGCAACGTGACCGCTATGATCTTTTGGTTAAAGAACCGCAAACCTCACGGATGGAAAGATCGTAAGGAAGCACAAGAGATTGAGTTACAAGCTAAAGAACTTGAACTTAAGGCGAAGAAGTTTGATTTAGAAAAACAGAAGTTAGATCAAGGCATCAGAGATGATGTAGCGATTAACATAAATATTGTCGGTGATGACAATGCAACTTAACATCCACGCAAGAACATTCAGCGCTAAATTTCTTCCATTGTTGAATGATTATTCTCATCGCTGGGAGATTTACAAAGGGAGCGCTGGAAGTGGCAAAAGTCATTTCATCACTCAAAAGATTATTATTAAAGCGTTAAGAGAAAAGCGCCGAGTTATGATTTGTCGTAGATACGGAACAACGATGCGTAACTCGGTTTTTAAATTATTTAAAGACGTGATAGAGTCATTTAAAATCACTCATTTAACGCGTATCAAAGAAAGTGATATGAGCATTACACTTCCCAACGGTAGCGAGATTATCTTTGTTGGATTAGACAATGAGGAAAAATTACTTTCTATTGCTGGGATTACGGATATTTTTATCGAAGAGGTTTATGAAGTTCCTAAAGAAATCGTGGACCAGTTAAATCTTCGTATGCGTGGGAAAGCGCCTAATCAACAGATTTACATGGCGTTTAACCCGATTAGCGCTAAACATTGGTTATATGACTTTTGCGAGGGTTCTACAAGACCGGAAAGTTCGATTTATTCTCAATCTACCTTTAGAGATAATCCTTTTTTACCGGATGAATATGTTAAGGCCTTAGAGGATATGTATCGCACAAATCCCAATAAGGCTAGAGTGTTCTGTGATGGTAACTGGGGAGCGGATGTTGAAGGTCTTGTTTATAAAAATCACGTTTTAAGCGACTTTGATATTAATGAATTGATTAAGCAAGGTTTAGAAGTCAGAGTGGGCATTGACTGGGGATTTGTTGATCCTACAACGGTTGTTGTCAGTCTGTTTGATAAGCCGAAAAAAGAAATTTATATCATTGGTGAGTTTTATAAGCGTGGTGCTACTTTAGAAGAAATCAAGGATGGCATTATCCAGTTGGGTATCAGTAAACAAAAAATGTATTGTGATGGCGCTGAACCGGACAAAGTGGATTATCTAAGAAGAAACGGATTTAATGCAGTTAGTGCCAAAAAGGGCGCTGGAAGCGTTAAAGCTGGTATTTCTTTCTTACAGGATATGAAGATTATTTGCCATGAATCGTGCGTCAATGTTGCTGCCGAACTAGAGAACTATGTGTATCTCAAAGACAAAAAGACCGGTCAGTATATAGAAGATAGCTACGATCATGACTTTTCTCATACGATGGATGCCCTTAGGTACTCATACAGTGATTTATACAGCGCGGCTCGATTAACGTCAGCTAAATTAATGCTAGGTATTTAAAATTTAGGTTTTAATAGGTATCAAACCAACACCCTAGGCATATGATGTATTGAATATGTTACGGGGGTGTTGATATGGCTTATAAAAATGTAAATACACGCAAGACAAGACGCGTGATGAGTGCTGATTGCGATGATTTAAAAGGTGTTAATCAAGATAACCTAGAATTGATTGAGGATTATCTCAGCTACATGAAAGGTACAGGAAAAGCCGATACCACATTAACGGTGTATCGGAGCAATTTGAATATTTTCTTTGTGTGGTGTAAAAATCATTGTAAGAACAAAGATTTTTCAGAAGTTAAAAAGAATGATTATCTAAAATTTCAGACGTATATGGTGTCAGAGAATTTATCGCCTGCTCGTGTTCGGAATGTGAGAGCGACCTTATCCAGCTTAAGCAACTATATCGAAACAATGTTAGATGAAGAAGAAAAGTGGGCAAACTTTCGCAATATCATCTTGAAAATCGAAGCGCCTAAGATGGCTAAGGTACGCGACAACACAATATTATCAGATGAGCAGTGTCAAAATTTCTTAGATTTACTGGTAGAACAAAAAAAATATCAAAAGGCTTGTGCTTTTGCGTTGGCTTGGGCATCCGGCAGACGTAAAAGCGAGTTAGTGAGAATCAAACACACTCATATTAAAGATGAAAATATCCGCATGGATATGTTCTACAAGACGCATGAGAAAGTTCGCACTAAAGGACAAGGAAGAAATGGTAAGATGATCTACATCTATGTATTAATCAATAAATTCAAACCTTATTTTGATTTGTGGATGGAAGAACGCCGTCGTTTAGGTGTTCCGGATGAAATTGAAGAATTATTCGTATATAAAGATAAACAAGGCAACTGGCAACCGATGAAGGCTCAAACGTTATCGACTTGGGCGTTGTCGTTTGGTAAGGCGCTAAATGTTAGTTTCTATTTTCACTGTTTAAGACATAATTTCACGACCGAATTAGGTCGCTTAGGTTTTCCGGCTGAATTAATTCGTCAGATTGTCGGTTGGGAATCGGTTGAAATGGTGTCGGTCTATGATGATAGAGATGTTGATGATTTACTAGAAGATTTTATGAATAAATTAAAGGTCGCTGTTTAGGCGGCTTTTTTGTTGTTCTTAAAGTCGATTAAAATTCGAGTTTTAGGAGGTGGGCAAATGACAGTTATTACAACAAACTCAGAGTATATTACGTTAGAAGAAGCGTTAGGACTTATTACAGAACATCGCTATAAGACTAAAGGGCGTTATCAGAAGTTAGAGAATTATTTCATCGGAAAACATGATATTTTAAATCGTGTGATGGAAGATGGATCAAAACCTAACAATAAAGTAGTCACAAACCTTCCTAATCATGCGGTCGGGATTCGAGTGGGTTACTTTAGTGGTGAACCTTTAACCATTACAAGCGAGAATGACGCAGAAACGCAAGTTCTTAACGATATCTTAGAATATAACGACTTCCAAGATGTTAACAGTGATTTAGATGAAATGTCATCTATTCATGGTACGGCCAATCTAGTGCTTTGGATTGATGAAGAAGGGTTTATTCGTATGAGTCCTTTAAAACCATCTGAAAGTTTTGTTATTTATGATAATAGCATCAAACAAGAGCCGATTGGGGCGGTCATTTACCGTGAGTATACGTCTAACAATCAGACATTTACAGAAATCACAATTTATAACAAAGATATGATTCGCTACTATAAAGGGGACCTTCAAACGCCGGTTTTAATGGGTGAAGAGCCTAACTTCTTTGGTGACATTCCAATGATTGAGTTTATGGAGAATAAACATCGTAGAGGTTCATTTGAGGATGCGATTAGCATTGTTGATGCGATTGAGAACATCATGTCATCAAGTGTGAATGAAATTGAGTATTTCGATAATGCTTATTTATTACTTAAAAACCTAAGCGCGACAGATAGCGAAGATATCGCGGATATGAAGAATAACCGCACTTTATTAGTTGATGGTGACGGAGACGCATCATTCTTAACTAAGACAGTGAGCGATACATACATTCAGAATATGTTAAACCGCTTAACAAACGACTTCCATAAGTTAACGGCTACACCTAACCTTACGGATGAATCGTTTGCGGGGAACGCTTCGGGAGTGGCTCTGTCTTATAAAATGTTTGGGTTAGAAAAACAGATGAATAAGAAAGAGTCTAAATGGCGCAAGTCGGTTCAACGAATGTTGGAATTAATCGTCAATGTCCTAAATATGCGAGGTCAAAATATTGATTATCGAAATTATAAAATTACTTTTACGCGTGCTTTACCTCAAAACGTTGCTGAAATTGCACAAATGGTTACATCGCTTAATGGAATTGTTTCAAATGAAACGTTGCTGTCCTTATTGCCGTTCATCGAAAAACCAAAAGAAGAGTTAGATCGTGTGAATAGTGAAAAGGAAGTAGCTTTTGAAACCTATTCATTCCCGATGAAAGATGAGCCAGTTACGGAAGATGAAGAAATTTAAAAACACTGTTTTAAGAGGTGATAGGATTGAGCAAAAAAGACGATAAATACTGGGGGCCTTTGAGCAATAAATCCTATTGGCTCAAACGGTCAGAGGAACTAGATAAAGTCGCTACAAAGGTCGAGAAAGAGGTCATGAAGGAATTATCCGCTTTATATCGTGATGCTTTCAGAAGTATCGAAAAAGAGGTTAATGACTTCATGATGAAATATGCAGTAGATCATAAACTTGACTATGCGACAGTGACTCAAATGCTAACACCGATTGATTTAGCTGAATATAATCAGAAAATCGAAGAATTGTACGCCATGTATCGCGACACTGGCTCGGAGTATATCAAGATAGAGATTGATAGACTAAACGCACGCGCTAAAATTACGCGATTACAGGCGCTACAAGACGCGATAAACGTGGAGCTAACTAAAGTTACTCATGAGTATCAAATGACGCTAGAAGATACGTTAATCGGTTTATTTACCGAACAATATAAAGAAGTGAGTGAGCTGTTGGGAATAATGGCTCCCGTTATTAATCGCGAAGCAATAAAAACCATTATTGAATACCCTTATGCTGGGAAGATGTTCAGTGATCGCATATGGGATAACAAAGACGCTCTTGTAAAGCATATCAAGCAAAACTTAACCGCTGGTATTATTCGTGGTGACAGCATTCAAAAGATGTCTAGGCAACTGAAAAAGGACTTAAACGTACTTTATTATCAAGCCGAGCGCCTTGTGCGTACCGAAACGAATTATGCTATGAATCAAGGGCATTTAAAGGGTTATGCAGATAGCGGAGTCGTTGAGAAATACGAGTTCTTAGCCGCTATTGATAGCCGAACAAGTAAATTATGCAAAAATCAGAATGGCAAGGTTTATAAATTGAGTGATGCAACGGTCGGGGTGAATTATCCGCCACTTCATCCTAATTGCCGAAGCACTGTCATTCCTGTTTTAGAAGATTGGTAATTAAGGTCGTTTAAAAACGGCCTTTTATTATACTTAAAATTATTTGCACTACCTGGGCAAAAGCACTTGTAGGGCATAAAGGAGTTATGAAAATGGAAATTACAAAAGAACAAGTTTTATCTTTCTTATCTGAAAATCAAGACGTTATCACAGAGGTGCTTACGGCAACTCACATTGAGAACTACTTAGGAAATTCAGAAGGTCAAAAGTTAATGCAACCGAAGTTAGATAAGTATTTCAATAAAGGCTTAGAGACTTGGAAGCAAAACAATTTAGAGAAGTTAATTGATGAAGAGATTGCGAAACGTTACCCGGAAGAAACACCGGAGATGCGTAAAATCAAAGAATTAGAACAAAAATTAGCTGAAAAAGAACGTGAAGCAGTTCGTAAAGAGTTGACGATCAAGGCTCAACAATTAGCGAGTGAAAAAGGATTACCAACGGATTTAGCAACATATTTCATCGCAGAAAACGAAGAATTAACGATTGAAAATATTGAAAAATTCGATTCAGCTTATAAATCACACTTAGACAATGCAGTAATTGAACGAACAAAAGGTACGACACCAAAAATGACTGCATCGCAGTCGCCAAAACCAAAAGACGTGAAGCAAATGACATTTGAAGAGTTTGCTAGGTCACGCCAAGAAAATTCTAATTAAAACGGAGGTTTTAAAGTATGGCAACAACTAAATTATCAAACTTATTAAATCCACAAGTAGTAGCAGAGTACATCGACGCTAAATTAGTGGACAAAATCAAATTATCACCTTTAGCAGTAGTTGGAACAGCTTTACAAGGTCGTCCAGGTAACACATTAACAGTTCCGGTTTGGGCGTAAAGATTGCGCCTATAAGTAGCGATACTTATAGAAAACCTCTCTAATTGCTGGAAAACCCTTGAAATTGAGCACTTTAAGGGCAATCAGCAGCCAAGATCAAATAAACTGAACCTCTTTGTGCATACATTGGACAAAATGTTGCATTTTAATTAATGAGGTGAAGATAATGTCGAAAAGAAAAACACATGAAGAGTTCGAAGCAGAAATAAAACAAATTCATGGTGATGAAGTAATCTTATTAACTAAGTACAAAACGAATAAAACCAAAGTGGTTGTTCAATACAGAAGTTGCGGTCATATAGATGAAAAAATGCCCACTAAATTGTTAATCGGTCAACGTTGTGGCGTTTGCAGACCGAAAAGAGTCAGTCGAACTAAAACCAATACAACGGAATATTTTTTACAAAGACTGAAAAAGAGCGATGTGGATGTGACATTACTCTCGGAGTATACGGGATTAAGGAATAAAATCGCAGTTAAAAACAATAAGTGTGGGCATCAATATGAAGCAATAGCTGGGAATGTGGCTCGTGGATCGGGTTGCCCGATTTGTCACGGCATGAAGGATACAGAAGAATTTAAAAAAGAATTAGAGCAAAAATATCCCTTACAATATACCGTATTAGGCGAATACGTAAACAATAAAACTCCGATAATGGTCCGACACAAGTGCGGTCACGAGTGGTTGGTTACTCCTAAAAACATTCTCAGAGCAAAGTGTTGTCCCAAGTGCATTCTATCGAAAGGCGAAACCTTCGTTAGTGATTATTTAACCACTAAAAACGTTCGCTTTGAACGACAATATAAATTTGAAGATTGCAGAAACAAAAACCCATTACCTTTTGATTTCGCGGTTTTTGTAAATGATGAGTTGAAATTAATTGAATTTGATGGATCGCAACATTTTGGAGAAAGCAACTACTGGGGGAAACCCAATAAAAGTTCAGTTTTATATAGAGATGCTATAAAAAATAAATATTGCGAAGAGAACAATATACCATTATTGAGGATACCTTATTGGTGGCTTCGAACAGATAGGATAACAAAAGAAATCGACATTTTCTTAAATATTTGATAAGGTTCAACGACTAGCTGAAAAGCGTACATTCAAGCGAATGGAAATGGGAGGCACTCGTAAGAGTTGATGATATAGTCTAATCTATGCAGTAATGTATAGCAGTTCATAGGAGAACGGGCGGAAATTAGCGACTTCCGTTGAATACAAATGATATCGGAACAGCTCAAGATTTAGCTGAGGGCGTAGCTGACGTTCCAGTTGTATTAAACTCAGATTCTGAAACTGTAACAGTTAAAAAGGCTGCTAAATCAGTTGAAATTACAGATGAAGCGATCTTATCGGGACACGGAAACCCAGTTGGAGAAATCGCAGACCAATTATTATTATCTATTGCAGATAAAATTGAAAAAGATTGCTACACAGCTTTAGAGGGAGCAACTTTAAAACATACTGCAACAGTTAGCACAGCTGCTATCGCAGATGCTATCGGATTATTTGGGGAAGATTTAGATGAAGAAATGCGCGTATTCATCAACCCTAAAGAGTATGCAGCTATTCGCAAAGGTGCTGAGTTCGTTCCTTCTTCAAACGTTCAAGGCGCTATCGGTGGTTCAATCGGATATATCTACAACGCAGCTGTTGTTGTATCAAACCGCGTGCCACAAGGGAAAGCATACATCGTTAAACCAGGTGCATTAGGAATCGAATTAAAACGCGATACTAACGTTGAATCTGATCGTGATATCTTGGCAAAAACTAACGTGTACGCAGTAGACAAACACTATGCAGCTTACTTACGCGACAAAACTAAAGTAGTTGTAATTGCTAACGCTTAATCATTGAGGGCCTAGAGCCCTCTTTATTTAATAAAAGGAGGGGTTATCATGGGTTATGCAATGTTAAGACGACATAAAAAGAAAGTCGTTGAAGAAAAAAAGCAAACAAAAAAACCTTCAAGTAAGAAGGTGGTTAAATGATTGAAAATGTACTAGTTAAATTAGGGATTTTAACCGACCATACACCGGAAGAATATAGCCGTGTGGAGTTATTTGTTGAAGATGCCGAGCGTGCGATTAAAATTGCTATTCGTAAATCATCAGTCCCAAAGGAGTTAGAATGGATTTGCGAAGAGATGGCGGTTGTTAGATATCGCAAGTTTGGATCAGAAGCAGCAAAGAGCGAGAGTGTCGATGGTTATAGCGTGACATTCGTAGATGATATGATTGCGCCATACAAATCAATTTTAGATGATTATGTTGCTTCAACTGGCAGAAAGTTGAGGACGTTATAATGATTGATTCTAAAGTTGAAGTGTATAAATACCAACCTATTGTCGATGGCTATGGCGGTTCTAATTTAGTTCCTGTTAAGTCTAATGAGTTACGAGGTAAATTTATACCTAAGGTAATGAATGAAGATGTTACAGGGGCGAAAAAAGGCTTTAAAATCCAAGCTAAACTTATTTGTGATAAAAGGTTTAATCCGGCTGACGGTCAATTAATTAAATATGATGGATTAATGTATTCAATCATCGGGATTAAAGATATCCATTCGAAGGGCAGCGTTTTGGAGTTGGTTGTCAATGGGTAAGGTTGACTTTCAAATTGATGCGTCGGATTTTTTTAAGAGTTTAGATCAATATGACAATCACGTCACGAATGGTTTAAAAGATGCAATCAAAGAGTGCGCTTTAGCTATTCAGAGTGATGCAAAGAGGAATTGTCCGGTTGATACAGGACGATTAAGGATGTCCATAACATCTGACACGTCAAACATTAATAATTTTGAAGCAAGTGTCGGAACGAACGTAGAATACGCGACTCACGTTGAATATGGTACGCACAAACAGTCGCCGAAGCCTTATTTAAGACCGGCTTATAACAAAAATGTGGCTAAGCTACAGACGAAGATTAACAAGGTGCTTGGAGGTAAATAAGATGGACTTAGAACTTCAAAAAGCATTGTATGAGTTATTTAAAAGTAACTTAAAATTCCCGTTTTATGATGGTTTAAGAGATGAGGTTTATCCATATGGAGCCTTTAGCTACACAGAAGATAGACCATTAGACACTAAAACATCAAAAGGGAATGAGATTTTTATTCAAATAGACCTTTTTAGTGCTTATAACGGGCAGAAAGAGGTTAAGGAAATGGCTAATTCAGTCATTAATCTATTTAGCGATGTTATTCCTGTAGGAAATGGAGAGGTCGCTAATTTAACGGATTGGTATAAAAGAATACAACGCGAAGATGATATTTATCACGGAATATTAGAACTCACGTTTGAAATTTATTAGGAGGTGGCAATATGGCAGCAACAGAAGTACGTGGATTAGATGTATTAATTAAAATTGGTTCGCAAGTGGTTGGTGGGCAACGCAACGCTTCATTAGAATTAAGCGCGGAGTCAATTGACGCTACTTGTAAGACGACAGGTGGATGGTCTAAAAAATTACCTGGTATCAAAACGTGGTCATCATCATGTGATGGGATTTACTTTTTAAATGACGCTGGTATCGCGGCGGTTCAAACAGCTTTCAAAAATAGCCAAGAGGCAGAATTAGAGTTCTCTAACGCTGACGGTATCTATTTCAAAGGGAAAGCGATCATCACTTCAATGTCAATCGAAGCTGGGCAAGATGACGTAGTATCATACGCAATCTCATTCGAAGGTTGTGGCGAATTAAAAGATTCAAAAGAGTAAATTAAAAAGGTGGTTTTAAAAGATGGTTGATGGGTTAATTACTGTAAATGGTAAGCAATACTTCATTAAATACGATATGAATACAATTTGTGAGATGAAATTGGATGGGTTGGATGTTATGGCATTATCGACTGGTGAACTAGAATTAGACTTCATTCAATTACGCTCACTTTTTTATTATGGATTAAAGAAAATCCAACGCGATCAAATTAAATCAAAAGAAGATGCCGGGAATGTGATGTCTGATTATTTAGAGTCAGAAGGTAATATTGAAGATTTAACAAATGTGATGGTTAATGCTTTAGTTCGTTCTTTGGGATTCAAAGAGGGAAAGTAGATAGTGAAGAAAGCGCCGAACCATTCGAGTTATCGGACTACATCGACCATCTATATAAAATCATCGTTGGAGATATGAAAATGTCTCCTTCTTCTTTTTATTCGATGTCTTTAAGGGAGTGCGACATGGCAATCGAAGGTCATTTTGATGCGATGAAGCGCGACTATCATCTGAACTTCTTATCAGTCTATAACGCTACTGGTTTAATCCAGGGTGGTAAGAAATTCAAAGAGGTTAACCCATTTAAAGATGAGAAGAAGAAAAAGAAACCGACCAAAAAAGAACGTGACGAAACGCTAGAGTTTTTAAAATCGAAAATTTAACGGGTTGGGGGTGAAAAAATGGCAGAAGCCTTAAGAGATTTAACGGTCAAGATCAAACTTGATAACGCTCAATTCAATAGCGCGATGAACCAAACAAAAGGAACGGTCGATAGCGCATCTTCTAGCATCTCTAGTAAGCTAAAAGGGATTGCTACGGCGGTTGCTACAGGGTTTGCAGTTAAAGCGGTAGTTAGCTTTGGTAAAGAGTGTTTGAGCGCGGCAGCAACGCTCGAAGAGATGGAAAATAAATTCAACGTTGTATTTGCAAACACAGGTGACGCTATGACTGCTTGGGCGAATGATTATGCGGACGCCATCGGTCGTTCATCTACTGAAATTCGCACGGCAATCAGTAATCAAGCAGACTTGATGATTGGTATGGGGATGTCAGAAGAAGTGGCCGGTGATTTATCTAAAAAATACACTGAATTAGCTTATGATTTAGCTTCATTTAACAACGTCAATGATGCAACTGCTTTGGAAGCCATGACAAAGGCAATGTTCGGCGAGACTGAGATGGCTAAACAATTAGGGCTCAACCTATCAGTTACAACTATGCAAAATAGTGAGTACGTCAAATCGTTGGGTAAAAAATGGGACGCAATGACACAGGCAGAAAAAGCCGAAGCGTATTATCAAGAGGCCTTAAAACAATCGGTAAATGCTATCGGAGATGCTGAGCGTTCAAGTGGTTCATATACCAATCAGATGAAACGATTAGAGTCGGCTAAAACACGCTTGTACGAGGTCATTGGGACTCAGTTACTTCCGATTTTCACGCCTTTAGTGACGATGATGGGGAATGTCGTGACTAATGCAGCAAAACTAATAGAAGCGTTCTTTGGAGTTTATAATTCGACTGGCTCTTTATCAGAAGCCTTTGCATCAATAGGTATCGACATAACTAGGTTGCAGGCGATATGGCAAACGATGAGCAATTTCTTAAATGATACATATCAAACGATGATCGCGCCGTTAATTGATGGATTTATTGAATTGTCCTCCGACATGGGGGAAAAGTTCAGTGACATCAGTGTTAATATTCAACAATCATTTAGTTTTGTTGGTCAAGTCATTTCGGATGTTTGGTACTCAGTGATTCAACCAGTATGGGAGTTGTTCATGGATTATATTTTTACTGTTTGGGATTTTTTTAATGAAAACATCACAAACATCATGAGGCTGTGGAATATCGTAGCCGAAGCAATAAAAAAAGCATGGGAAAGTATTTTAAAACCGGTATTTGAAAAGGTTATGGAATGGGTTCGTAAATTATTTGATAAATTCAATGAGTATATGCCGGAGATTCAACGGGTTGTAGACGAAGTGTTTATAATGATTAAAACGGCTTGGGAAACGGCACTTAAACCAGCTTTTGAAGCGATTGGGGCGTTCCTTAAAAATGTATTGCTTCCTGTCTTTGATGTGGTGTTCACTTACGGTATTATGCCTGTTGTAGAAACGGTGTTCCAAACAATTATTAAACTATGGGACAATTCTTTGAAACCGATGTTTCAAGGGGTTATAGACTTCATCGGCGGCGTATTTACTGGAGATTGGAAACGAGCTTGGCAAGGGGTTAGCGATATTTTTGGCGGCATTTGGAATGGTTTAAAAACGATTGCTAAAGCGCCAATCAATGCGATTATAAATATGATTAACACTTTAATCGGTGGGCTTAATAAAATCAAGTTGCCAGAATGGGTGCCTGTTTTAGGCGGCAAAGGAATCAACATCCCTAAAATCCCAAGACTTTGGAAAGGTTCAAACTATACGCTTGGCGGTTTAACGCTCGTAGGTGAGCAAGGGCCGGAGTTAGTCAATATGCCGAGAGGGGCATCGGTTACACCGGCTCATAAGACTGAGCAGATGCTTAATAACGCAAGTGGCGCAGTTGAAATCGTGCTTAAAATCGATAATTTCTATAACAATACAGCGAATGACATTGAAAAAATAGCTGATGAATTAACTTATTTGATTCGACGCAAAAAAATAGCATTAGGAGGTGTTTAGAATGTATTTCACATTCAACGGGACAAGTAGTGAGCAATACGGTCTGAAAGTGAAAACTTCTAATCACTTATCTAGACCGGCAAAAAAAATTGAATCCATTGCAATTCCTGGACGCACGGGGAATTTAATTATTGATGATGGTAGCAAAGAAAATCTTCAAATCGAGCTAGAATGTTTTGTTGACGCAAGAAGCAACGCTAATTTACCTTATCTAGCCAAACAAATCGGCACTTGGCTACAAGATCCCATTGGTTATCAGACATTAACGATGTATGACGGGACGACATTCAAGGCGATTTGTACCAATCAGATTGATGTGTCAGAGTTAGTTGATAATTTTGCCGAAATATCTATTCGCTTTGATGCAACGGAGGTGACTTCATGATACCAACTCTATACGATAAGACCGGTGCGGTTAAAATCGGAGATTTAAACGACTGCATCGAGTGTCTGGTTGAAGAAGAGCGTAACGGAATCTTCGAATTGACGATGATTTACCCGGCTAACTCCTCTATCTTAGAATCAATCGATTATGATAATATCATTGTCGCGGACGCTAATGACTACCTTAAGTCTCAGAAGTTCCGCATCTATAACACAAGAAAATTAATGGCTAATCGAATTGAGGTATGCGCTAGGCATATCTCTTTTGATTTAGTGCATGACTGGATAGACGTTATTAGTATTGAAAATCAATCATGTGAGTATGCGTTGAATACTATCTTTAGAAATTCCCAATTCTCAAAGCATTTCAAAGGATATTCGGACATCATTAATGCCCAAAACTTCAAAGTCAACAAAGTGACTTGCCTTGAAGCTATCGGCGGTACAAGCGGTTCAATCATTGACACTTACGGTACAGGAGCGGAGATTTTGCGTGATAACACGGATATTCATGTATTAAATCGACGCGGACACGATAACGATGTGGTTATCGAGTATCGCAAAAACCTAACTGGGTTAGAGGTGGAAGAAGATACAACAGATTTAGTCACTCGAATCATGCCTTATGCTATTTATACAAATAGCAATAATGAAGAAGTTGAAGTTCGTGGGGATTTCATAGATAGTCCATTGATTAACAACTACGCCCATCCTTATGTGAAGTACATGGATTACTCAGAAGAATTTGAAGATGGCGTGGTTCCGACCAAAACAAAACTAAATAATTTAGCGACTAAAGAGTATACGATCAATAAAGTTGATATTCCGAAGTGCAACTACAAAATCGAGTTTATTCCATTATCTAAATGCGCCGGATATGAGGGCTTAGAAGATCGCATCAATTTATGCGATGTCGTGACAATTAAAGACTCACGTTATAGCATCGACACGCAAGCAAAAGTTATTAAAGTTGTATTTGATGTGTTAAGAGGTCGTTATGATAGCATGGAGTTGGGCGAACCTAGAACAACTTTAGGCGACATCATTGGAGGAACAGGAGATGGGCCGACACAAGGGCCACCAGGGCCGCCGGGGCCACAAGGGCCAGCTGGTGCTGACGGAAGTATCGGCGATTTCCCCGAATCGCTTCCAGCTGTACCACAAATCACCGCTAAAGTCTATGGATTTGCTAACATCGAAATCTCGTGGACGTTTGAAAACAAAGTTTATTACTCATATGAGCTTTACGCATCAAAAACAAAAGGATTCGTACCTAACACCTTCAACTTAATTTTTAGCGGACAAGTTAGTACATTCTCATATCAAGTTAACCCGAACGAAACATGGTATTTCAGAGCGTGTGCCTTAAATACACATGGACAACGAACTGAATTTAGCGAAGAAGTTGAAGTGAGTACCGTTAAAATATCAGATTTAAGTAACTATGTGTCTAATGCAGCGATTGATGACGCTTTAATCGGCACTTTATCGCTTGATCGTGGGTGGTTCGGCGAATTAAGAGGGAACTATATCGATGCGAGACAACTTAGTGTAACGGATGGCAGTGGCAAAAGAACGTTAGATATCGACTCATTCGGGAATGTAAGTCTCGATGTCGCGTCACTAAAGATAAAAAGCAGTTCTGTTGCGACACAATTAAATGTTGAAAACGCGATTAATGACATTAAAGTTGGTGGAACTAATTTATGGGTGTTAAGTGATATTATAACTGGTTACGAAAGCAACGGTAATATTATCGGTGATGATACTCAATATAAAACGCGTCAATCTTTAGTAGCAACTAACGGAGCGTCAGGGTTAGTGTATCAATGTTGGAACCCTAATAAAATTTCAAACGACTCAAACACAAACCGCGTAGCCTTTTTTGACACAAACGGTTCATATATCTCTAGCTATCGAGTGGATAAATTAAACGGTCAAACCTACCAAAAACAATTAATAAAAATCCCGGAAAATGCGGCTTATATGCGGTTAGGAGCTATTTGTGGCGTTTCTAGTTATGATGGCACAATTAAAATTAAGTTTGAATTAGGTAATAAAGCGACGGATTTCTCACCTGCTCCGGAGGATACGGAAAGTGATATTACTATTTTAGAATCTGAAACAAAGACATTAAAAGAGTCTGTGACATCGTTACAACTAGGGGCTGACAGTATCAATGCTTCTGTTAAATCACTTGAAGAAACGGTCATCAACACTACAAATGGTTTAGCTAATGACATTTCTAGTATTCAAAACCAAGTTAATTTGGCGATGACTTCTGATGACGTTAAAATTGAAATCCAAAAAGAAATATCAAAAGGCGCTAACAAGGTATCGACTTCAACCGGATTTACTTTTGATGATAATGGTTTGAAAGTCAGCAAATCAGACAGCGAGATGTCAACTCAGATCACCGAAGATGGGATGACGGTTTATCGCAATGATGAAGCTGTTTTAACCGCAAACAATCAAGGAGTAGACGCTAAAAACTTGCGCGCTACAACTTACTTGATTATCGGTTCAAATAGTCGTATGGAAGATTTTACGTGCAATAACGATAAACGTACTGGATGTTTTTGGATTGGGGATTAATAAAATTAATATTTTGAAGGATGTGATAATCGATGGCTAGTGTTGATGTATGGGTGTCTAATCAAATCACTTTGAGGTTTAATTGGAGCCAAGCAAGTCAATCAATTGCCAATAATAATTCTGTTGTTAATTGGAATTTGCAATTGATCTCAACAACCGGTACTATCTCATCAAGCGCTTCTAAGTCGTGGAGTGTCACTGTTAATGGAACGAATTATAGCGGAACCAATACCGTTGGTATCGGCACAAATGCGACTAAAACTCTCGCGAGTGGTTCAACAACGGTTGCTCACAATGCAGACGGGACAAAGTCTTTCAGTTTCTCATTTAGTCAGCAATTTGATATTAGTTATAGTGGTGTAGGATGGATTGGTACGAAATCGGGAAGTGGAAGTGGAACGTTAACGACAATCCCACGCACTTCGAGCGTCAGCTCGACAAATGCCAATATTGGCGAAAATATCACAATTACAATTAACCGCGCTAGTAGCTCATTCACTCATACGCTAACTTACGCTTTTTGCAATTTAACTGGAACAATTGCGACTAAAACATCATCAACGAGTGTGTCATTTACCTTACCAACCAGCTTTTATGCTCAAATCCCTAACAATAAAGCTAGTTGGGGGAGAATCATTTGTCAAACCTATAACGGTTCTACCTTAATCGGCTCGAGCGAGTGCCGTTTTGACGTTTATGTTAAGGAGTCTACTAATAAACCCACGTTAAGTCCTACAGTGAAGGATACTAACGCTACAACTAAAGCATTAACGGGTGATGAGAATAAATTCATCAAATATTACTCAAGTGCTAACTTTAGTTTCGGCGCGAGCGCTAAAAATAGTGCTACCATTAAAACTTACAATTTAACGGTAGGTTCTAAAGTTACATCCAACTCAACAGGAACATTCCAAAACGTAGAGAGCGCTAGTTTCGCTTTTGGTGTTGTAGATAGTCGTGGTTTTTCGGCAAGTCAGACCGTTAATAAGACTTTGGTCAACTACGTCAAATTAACTTGTGCCATGACGGTTAGCAACCCCACAGCTGACGGGAAATGTACGCTTACAATTAACGGTAATTATTTTAATGGTTCTTTTGGGGCGACTAACAACACTTTAACAGTTCAATACAGAACGAATAGCGGAAGTTGGACCAACGCAACTGCAACATTAAGCGGCAACACTTATAAAGCAACCGTCAATTTAACCGGATTAGATTACACTCAATCTTACACATTCCAAGCTAAAGCGGTTGATAAACTCGCTACGGCTACAACAGATAGTAAAACAGTGAAATCAACTCCTATCTTTGATTGGGGAGCAAGTGATTTTCATTTCCATGTTCCGGTTGCTATCATGGGGAATGAGGCGTTCCACAATGGGAACTGTACCACAAGTGCAGATAGTATTTGCCGAACGTGGAGATACCATAACGGGTTGCAAATCAGCGTCATCAAAGTTAGTGGCACTTGGAATGTTAACACCACTTGGGGTAACGTTTATAGTTCGCCGTGGATTAGTGGACAATCATTTAATATTGCTTTTGCAGAAGCTCCGAAAGTAACGATCAACGCTTATAACGATAGCGGATCTGCTATCATGGTGTGTCAATGTTCCGCTCCAACAACAACCGCAACCGGAGCCGTTTATTTATGGAAACCGACATCGCAAACGGGAATTAAAACGTGGATTGAATATATTGCCATCGGGAGGTGGAAGTAATGATTAAGAAGAAGGTCATGACGGAGTTTGGTGTGGAAGCTGACATTTGGAAAGTAGGGTATATTAGCCTAGATAGGATCAATAAATATGGTTCTATTACGATGTGTTTATATACGAATAAAGATGCGACAAAACACATTTTGACGGTTGTAGAACCAATTTTAAGCGAAGAATTATTTGACTTGTATTTTGAAAACGGGGGAAATGTTATCGAAAATGCGGAGCGTTTTGTGTTAGAGAATTGCGAGTCTTTTAAAACGAATGATGTTGAAGTATTAAGTAATTAAAAACGACGTTTTAAGCTACCAATACGGTAGCTTTTGTTATGGAGGTGCAAAATGGGCATTATAAACGTTAAATTTGATGTTTACTTTAAACGCGAATTAGGTACGCTTTTCAAATCTAATGAAGTTGATTTAGATGGATTAGAGGCTAATGTCAATTTAGATTTAGATTTAGTTGAAAGTATGAAAGTTAATTATCTAATTAACGGCAATAAACTTACTGATGATATCGCTATAAAAGATATTGAAAAAAGACTTATATTAATCCCTTTTAAATCAGAAGTTAGAGTTGCTGATACAAAAATTAAATTTGAAATTCAAGCCAATATGAAAAATGGAGACGTAAAAGTCTCTCAAACCTATGTGTATGACGTGGAAATGGGTATCGGAGAAGGAACACAAGTTGGAACAGGTGGAAGCGGAGACGGACACACTCATAACAACTTATCTACTTTACACAAAATCACGGAAGCTAAAATCAAAGCGTGGGACGCGAAATCTGATTTCAGCGGATCGTACAATGATTTAACGAACAAACCAACTATCCCGACAGTTGATGTGACAAAAGTGTACGTGGACAGTGAGGTATCTAAAAAAGCAGACAAAACTCATAGTCATAGTGAGTACGCGACACCATCTTACGTTCAAGAAAAAATCGCGGAAGCGAGTTTAAGTGGCGGTGAGGTTGATTTGTCAGCTTATGCTACAAAAGCTGAATTAAATACGAAAGCAGACAAATCCCATACTCACAATGAATTACACTCGCATAGCAATAAAATGGTGCTGGAAGGAATTACATCATCAAAAGTAAATGAGTGGAACAATAAATCTACGTTTAACGGCGATTACAACTCATTAACTAATAAACCGGTTATTCCTAGTACAGAGGGATTAGCTACCGAAAGTTACGTCCAGGCGAAGATTGCAGAAGCGTCGCTTTCGGGTGGGGACGTAGATTTATCCGGCTACGCTACTATCGATTTTGTAACTCAAGAAATCAGTAGCATCGAGTTAACCCCAGGCCCTAAAGGTGATAAAGGAGATACCGGTCCACAAGGTCCACAAGGTGAGCGTGGATTGCAAGGTGTTCAAGGCGTTCAAGGGCCAAAAGGTGATAAAGGTGAAGTTGGTCCACAAGGCGAACAAGGACCTAAAGGAGATAAAGGGGATACTGGCGCACAAGGACCTCAAGGTGAACAAGGCCCGCAAGGTGAAAAGGGTGAACCGGGTGACGGTGGAAATGCGGAATCTGTTAATGGAATTTCAATCGTGGTGCTAACTCAATCAGAATACGATTTATTGTCAACAAAATCTGAAACGACATTATACATCATTAAGGGGTGATAGCGTGGAAGTCATCTCGTCAATTTATAATTCCGGGTACAATATCAAAAAGTTTTATCTAGGTTCGCGAGAATTAAACCTAGCTTATTTAGGTAATCAAGTGATTTATGATGAAGTCATTGGTGACAATGATTTGAATTATATTCTTTATGAATTTTATGGATCAGATACGCTTCCTAATACAGTTGAAGCTCCAGTTAAAAGTGCAATTTTAAAGGGTAATACAAAGTATCGTGATATTGATACAGGAGATATTTTAGATACGTTCGATGAAACTAAAAATCTTGAATTAGTATCAGTTAAATTGCCTGTTTTAACGACAAAAAATAAAGAGGTAGTTGATATAACAAATATAGTAATTACGGAAAATAAGATATTAAACTTTAATAGTAACGATGTTCCGTATGCCAACTATATTATATTAGAAAAAATACCTATCTCTCCAAACATTTCCTTAGCTTTTAACGTAGATGGAACAGAATATCAACGTGTTAGTTTCTATGATGAATCTATGAATTACATTATGACAAGAGATGTTCGTGATAAAAACGCATTCATTTCTCCACCAAACGCAAGATTTATGCGTGTTGGTTTGAAAAAGTCTAATTTATCTTCTTTCTTTATAGAACTAAACGTTGAAAAGATTAGTGATAATCCATATAAATCAAACATTTTATCGACACCATCTGATTTAGAACTTCGTGGAATTGGTGATGTGCAAGACACGTTGGATTTGATGACGGGTGAATTAGTACAGCGTACTGGTAAATTTATGGTTGATGGTATTGAAGATTTTGGATGGTATGGAGATATCGGAGAAACCCTATACGGGTTTAATATTTATAAAAGTTCAATAGTTGGAAAATTAAATAATGAAGTAGATGCTAATAGACCATCACTATGTAGCGCTCTTGAATATCGCGGGACTACAATGTATGGTAAACCTGGAACTGGATTTGCAATATCTGGGGGTTCTGATTCTGCGTTTCTTCAGATAGTGTTGCAAAAAGAGAAATTATCAGATACTACACTTGATGGAATTAAGCAATATTTGTCTGAAAATCCGTTATATTTTGTTGTTCCATTGTTAGATAAGTCCATTAAAACAGTTGATTTAACGATTGTGGATCAAGATGGAAAAACAATCAATAAATTAAACTCATTCAATGGGACGACTCATGTTTCAACAGAGGTAGCAGAGAATAGCGCCTATCCGATGGTATCGTTGGAGGTTGCGTCTGAATTACAAGCCACTATGAGTAAAGTTACAGAAGATATTGAGTTGATAAAACCGGTTCAGAATGACATTGAAACTACCATCGATACTCAATCTAACGATATAGATTCGCTTTTATTAGCAACAACAGAATTATTTGAAATGATTTTATAAGGGGGTGTTTATTTGTTAAAGTTAAGTACGTTATCTAAAGAAGTAGCAAATTTAAAAAACGAAAATGGTAAATTGAAACAAAAAAATGAAGAACTAGAGTTGAAAGTCTTAGCGAATGAAGAAATGGCGACTTGCGCCATGATCGCTACAACGGAATTATTTGAAATGGCGCTAGCTATGAGCGAACAAGAAGTAGCACTAAAATCAGAAAAAAATAAAGGGGGTTCTACAATGGTAGAAGTATATGTGACATTAATTTTAAAAGGTAAAAAAACTTTAGAGCAAGTTCCAGCGGTTATCCGCCCACAAGTTGAGGCAATGCTACAAGATTTAGGAGCAATCGAATAAAAACTAAATTTTAATCGGTTCAATAAAAACAGGTCACTCAATGAGTGACCTTTTAATTTAAAAGAGGGGTAAAAATGGAATTAGTAACTTTAGAAGTCTTATTTATGATTTTTTTTGGTGCAATAGTAACTGATTTTATCACCGGTGTATTAGTAGCCGCTAAACAAGGGAAGTTAAAAAGCCGAACTTGTAGTAATGGGATGTTCCGATCAATCGGTGAGTGCATTGTGTTAGTGATTTTTATGTTTATAAACCGAATGGTTCCAGGACTAAATTTAATCTTAAGCACTTTTATCCTCGGATTCATATTCAAAGAAGGTTTAAGTGTTGTTGAGAACTTAGTTCAGTTAGATGTATGGATTCCGGACTCGATTAAACAAATGTTAGAAGTGGGTGTAAATAAAGTTAATTCAAAAGAGGTGGAGTGAAATGGCACAAAAATTAATTTTACCAATCAACAAGATGCGAGTAACAGCAGGATACAAAAACGCAAATTATCGTAAAGATTTCGGATATACTCATTACGGAGTAGATGTGACTGATAAAGATCGCAAAGATAAACGTGTTTGGGGAAGCGGTAACGGAGAAGTCACTCATGCTGGGTGGCATCCTAGCGGCGGAAACGTCGTTGTCGTTGTGTATAAAGAGTGTGAAGCGAAAAATGGTAAATGGTACGATATTGCTATGCGATACTATCATTTAGATAGCATCAATGTAAAGGTTGGGCAAAAAATAACGAAAGATACCGTAATCGGTAACTACGGAAATACCGGTTCATCTAGCGGAGCGCACTTGCATATCGAAGTTGATCACGACATCAAATACCCTAATTACACACCTCAAACTTCGAAATCAAATAGCGTGTTAAAGAGCGGAACAGATTCAACTTTAAATCCAGTTGATGTTTTGTGGTGCAAAGCGTCAGCACCCGATAAACAATCAGTACATAACGCCGGTTATAACACAGTAACTGCAAACGACTTGGATTACAAAGTAACTAAATAATGTGTTATAATAGAATCATAGGTGTTAACCTAAATATAATAAAAAAATCAAATATCACATAAAAATCTCTATCAGATGAAGATTTAGTAAAAAGAGGTAGATTCGGTCAATTCCGTTTCTACCTCTTTTTTTATTTTATTTAATGTCATAGATTCGGATTCTCAAGTCGCAATAATCAGCGACATATTGGTTTCTTGCTCCATCAAAGACAAATCTTTTAACGTTCGGAAACGTGAAAAAAGAATCACCAGTGTGGAACGTAAAATCCATACCTCGCTCTCGGAATTGATTCGTACAAGTGTCCCTTATAATTGAATTAAAAGCGCCATAATTAATTTGAACGCTAAAACAAGAGTATGTTTCTAATTTTTTTAAAACTTCGCTCAATTTCATCATCGTTATCATCCTTTCGTACTCAATAAAACCACTAATTTTTATAAAATGCAATTAAAAAAGTATTTTTAATCGACTAACTTCTTGCTAGCTTCATGATATAACTCATATAGATCATGTGAAATGTAATCCGCAACGTGACAAAAGAACCACCAGTCTAGGCATGGCATAAACTCTTTCGGCGTATTCTCTTTAAAACTAAGATATTTCTCAATAGCTTCTGATGTATTTAAGCAACCTTCAAAGTCAATTTTTTCAAAATCCCATTTTCCCATAAAGTTCACTCCTTTAGTTATGGTTTAAAGGTGGAATCGGCATACAGCCGACTCCTTAAAAGTTTTCGATCTCATCTAAAGTGTAATAACCGTGATCCCAAGAACCTTCATAACGTTGAAATACGACGCACACATCTTCCTCAATAACGTTTGAAATCCATAAATCATCATTCACCTTATTTAACTTTAATACCTCACCATAATAATTAACTTTCATCATCATCAACTCCCTTTCGCTTTATATTACATTATATGCTCTAACGAAACAGATTATACATAAAACATCACAAAATGTACGGATTATTGTTGACGTTTTCGTTTTTTAGGAGTATTATATTACTGTAAACATCACAAAAAGTACGGATTCATGTAAATGATGAAAGGAGAGGTAAGAAATGATTTTAGGTTTAGATATCGGAAATTTAACAACGGTTTGTGTTTCGGAAAATAATGAGGTAGTGTTTGAGAGTCGTCTTAAACCATACCAACAATTAAACAGATTTAGTGGTAATGATGTGTTTGAGATCGACAATCAAAAATTTATTTTTGAGGAAGGATATTTCGAAAATAATTTAATCAAACACGAAAAAGAAAATTTCATCAATCTAGTTTACTACGCCATCGCAAAAACTTGTGATAGCAACTCTATTTTCTTAACTGTCGGGGTTCCTGCTGGGCAATACAATAGTGAACGCGAAAATATCAGACGAACATTGATGCAAAACTCATGTAAAACGGTCAAATTAAACAACAAATTAAGAGCCATTACAATCGAGGATGTATTTGTTGCGCCGGAAGGATATGGAGTTAAAGTTGAAGCCTTAACAAACATCAACAATAACTCTAAGACGCTAGTGATTGATATTGGTGGTGGGACAACAGATGTTGCTGAGTTTGATGAAAAAGGGAAATTTATCGGCGGTAAATCTGTTAAAAAAGGTTTAATTGATCTATACAAAGAAGTAGCTGATACATTGGATAACGAATACCGTTTAAGTGTGTCTTTAGAGGATGCGCGAAAATATTTCGATGGAGAGTTATCAGTGAAGAATGATAGCTTTGAAGAAGTTACAGAATATAAGAAAGACGCGTTATTGACTTTAGGGAAGTATTTGCTTAATGAATTGCGTGGGATGTATACTAATCTATCTCAGTATAATATCGTCCTAAGTGGTGGCGGTGCTAAGATACTACATCCGTTATTTTTAAAGGTTTATCCTCAAACTAAAGCTATCACTGACATTAAAGCTAACGCTAAGGGATTTAGAAAGGTTGGAGTGGCGAAATGGCAAAAGAATTAAGAATCACTTTCAAAGAGAGCGAGATGTATCTATACGAATACATCAAACAGAAATCCAGTCCAAGTGCTTTTTTAAAGGATTTGGCTGCTATCGAACAAAGAAGAGAAACCATATATTTAAACAATCAAGTCGTTACTAATGAACCAAAGATCCAACAAGCAGAGTCGGTTGCAGAGCCTGTAAACATTGATGATTTAGATATTAGTGACTTGGAATTTAATAACTAAGCACTTGGTACATCCAGGTGCTTTTTTGCATTTAAAAAGCCTATTTTAAGCGTATAAACACCTAGAAATTAAACCAAACTAACGTAAGAGGTGGATTTATGACAAAAATCAGAGCCAACTTATTAACTTTCACGATCGTTGTAGGCTTCATATCGTACTCTCTAACGATGTTTTTCGATGGACTGGTAAGATTAGACTCAGCAACGATAGCAACCGCCATACTGTGCTTATTTTGGGTTTATATTGCCCATTTATATAAAAAAGAAAAAAGATTAGCTAAGGAGCAACAAGAGAAAAAACATAGATACACTTATGGTATGCCGATCTTCATCGATACTTATTTGCCGCCTAGAGTTAGGAAAATCCAACTTTCACGCAAAACAATAAAAGAATTACAAAGCATGGATCCGTTCAAATTTGAGGATTATATCGCCGCTATCTACAAAAAACTAGGTTATAGCGTCGAACAAACCAAAAAGACCGGCGATGGCGGTAAAGATATAATCATTAAAAAAGGCGGCAAAACTTACTTTGTTGAGTGCAAAAGATACCAAAAACCAATAGACGCTCATAAAATGCGCGACTTCATCGGTGCTTGTGCCATCGGAGGCCCGCATATCGAAGGAATCTATGTAACCACATCTAGTTTTACCAAAGATGCTGAACAAGCAGCTAAACAACGAGGAATCCAGTTGGTATACGGTGAAAAATTAACAGATCTAATCGATTCGGCAAATATTTAAAAGTCTTGGTACTAACAAAGACTTATGAGCATATATTGTATTAAACAATAAATATTGAACCAATATTGGTTGCATTTTGGTCTGAACTATGGCCCGGACCAACGGAATAAGACATAAATAAGTTGATGCGACAATAAATAGCGAAGCGCATTTAATAAAGAGGGAGGGGCGTAGTCGCCCCGACTGAATTTATTAAACTGCCCATTTTCAAAAATTTTATTCAAAGAAAATAAAAAAAGAGGGTGGAAATTTATGTTAGATCCTATTTATGCGATTTTAGGCATGACGATTATAGCTGCCGGAAACTCGGTATTAAAAAAACTCTCTTCGCCAGGGGAAACCGACAAAGAGAGAACGGAAAAGATGATGAAGGACAGAATGAATGATTTTTTTAAGACGGTTAAACTTTGCAACAAAAAAGAAGAACCCGAATACGCCTATGTTAAGTGGGCAAGTGATTATGAGTCATACACAATAATCGGAGTCTCACTACCTAGTGGATGCGATATTAATGCACTTTTAAAACTAGAGAGCGCGCTAGAAAATGAGTTTCAAAACGATGTAGAGATTTTATACGATAACCAAAATTATCGAGTTAAGATTTTCAAAGGTCATCTAGAGAAGCCAAGCGACTATCCATTTGAAGTTATTCCGGTTCCGGATACAAATCATCTTTATATAACAACTGGAATGAGTTTAGATGGTCCTGTAACGATAAACTTAACAAAGACACTCCCTAATATTCTAGGTGCTGGGACAAGTGGTTCCGGTAAATCTGTACTTGTTAAATCTATTTTGTGTCAACTAATCGAAAACTATACGCCGGATCAATTAAAAGTTATTTATTTAGATAATAAAGGCGGTGTTGAAGCTAACACTTTTAAAAACATCAAACATTTAGCCGCTATCTCTAGCAATGTTGAAGGGACAATCGTTGAGTTGATGAAAATCAAAAAAGAGATGTTTAGACGTTTGGAACTTATCAAAAACAAAGATGCAACAGGGATTGTTGAGTATAATAAGAAAGTTACACCATCGGAAAAGCTACCTTTTGTTTTTGTTGTAATCGATGAATTGTTTTCTTTTGCAACATTACCAGTATCGCCACCTAATCGAAAAGAAATGGATCCAGGAGATGCTATATTCAATCAAAAGACAGCGTATAGGACAATGGCTGAGATAGCTTCGATGTGTCGCGCAGTAGGTATTCATCTAATGTTTTGTACTCAACGACCTACGTCAGACGTTATCCCTACGCTAATTACGTGCAATTGCGGCATTAGAATTGGATTGCGGACAAGTAATGAACAAGAAAGTCGCAACATCATAGAAAACAAAGGCTTAGAAATCATAGATTTAAAAGCCGTAGGGCAAGGCATTGTTAAGACTGATAAATTAACTCGCTTTCAAACATTTTGGACGACAGACGACGAAATAAAGGTTATTTGCGACAAACACAAAAAACATAAAGCTATTATTACGCCCATATCAAAAGGACAAGAAGTTGAGGGGGCGCCAAAAAGACAAGTGATGAGCGCGTTTATGGAATAAGAAAAAGGAGGATTGCGAGATGGCAGGCAAGAAACATTTGACTTCAAGAGATATTAAACTAATTAACTTCCTAGAAGATACATCGTTATTAATTACAGCAAAACAAGCCGCAACGCTGTTCTATAAATCTCCAACCAATAACGTTAAGTCATCAATAACTGTTGCTCAAAATAGACTTAAAGTGGCTCACGAACTAAAACAAATTAAGCGTTATAGAGATCACATTGACCAAAGTTTTGTTTATTACGCAGGTAAAAAGCCAACCAAAATCGAACACAAATTACTGATTACTGATTTTTTGATGTGTTTTTGCAACGAATTTGAAGTGATAAGCATAGAAACTGAGTTTAAAAAGTTAGAGAAAGGGTATGGCATTCGACCGGATATTTACATCATCTTTAGATTTGGAACAAACATAGTATCTGCTTTAGTTGAATGTGATAATACAAAAGGATTCACAAATGGAGATGCCTATTTGAAAGTTTTAGAAGCTAAAAAAAACAAAAAACTAACTACCGTATTGCCATACCCATTGTTGATAATCTCATGCACTAATCACAAAAATAATCATGAATTTCAACCGATAACAATCAAAACAGACTTTAGCAATTTTTCGAAAATAAAATTTGCATTAATTAGAGCATACGATAACAAAAAATGAGAATAATATAAAAAGGGGGCTATCCGAAAGCATGGATAACCCTTTTTTATTTTTTATTGTAAAATACGACATTATTTGATATCATTCAATTAGTAAATAAAAAGACTCCCGCAAAGTTTGGCAGCCGAGCGGAAGTCTAAACACTGTATTAATTAATTACAAACGTAATTAACAACTTTTTATCAAGTTCGTTTGTAATTATAATATCATTTTAACCAGTTTGCAAGACTTTTATTCTATTTGGTTGAAATTTTGTGCGGAGTCCTTTTGTTTGCTACTAAATAACAGCACCAGGAGGACTTTTTATTATGATTACAAAACGCGCTTATACGCCGGAAGATTGCTTAAAGTTTTATCAAATGCCACAAATTTTTTACAACAAAGAGTCTAAATATTTCAAACTAATGAAAAACGGAATTGCCAGAGAATTATATATGCTATTAAAAGATCGCAATGAACTCTCAATTAAAAACGGTTGGATAGATAAAGAAGGTTATATTTACTTCTACTTCAAACAAGAAGAATTAGCGGAAATGTTAAGAGTTTCGCCTCCTACGTTGAGAAAAGCGTTCAACGAATTAAAAGATGCCGAGTTAATTCATGTTGTTAGACAGGGTATGAATTTACCAAATATCCTTTACTTACTTCAACCTGAAAATGACGTTGAAACGCAAGAAGAACTAGGATATAAAAATTCTTTCTATCCGGATGGAAAAATTCTTTCTGTCCAAGGGAAAAATTCTT